AACCCTATAAAACAGGGTTTTGAAGCGTTCTTATACGTTCTAATGCCACTGTCTTCGATTTTTAGGCGTCTTACTCCGTAGCTCTTCGTACCATTGATTTCGACACGTTCTCGACACCTGTTATGGCAGCGAGGGGGAGCTGGTGTTGCGTGAGGGGAGCTAGTAACCCGAGGTGTCTAAGGTGCTCTGTGCAGCATTGAGATAGTCTGACTTGCAAAAAAAATGCAGGTGAGCAATGCTTGGTCAGCATTTTTGGCCAAATTTTAGTGGCTATGGACGGATTTTTTGCATGTTAATAGAGCTTTCTGTAAGCAATTATCGATCTTTCCGGGACAAGCAGACCTTGTCGATGGTGGCCGTCCCTCGTCTAGGGAAGCGAGAAAATACGTTTGTTCCGAATGTGAAGGGAGAAAAAATTCCTGCGCTTTTAAAAGTGGCCGTTATTTATGGGCCAAATGCGTCTGGGAAGTCGTCCTTTATATCTGCGCTAGGTGTGGTTGGAAAAATTTCCAGGTTGGATAACTCTGAAGTAAAGTTGCCTGTTTCCCCATTTCGATTTGACTCAAATTTACTAGAGAAACCATCTGCTTTTGAGTTTAATTTCATTGCGGGCGGTATGAGATACACTTTCAACCTAGAGGCAACTGAGAATAGAATTGTTTACGAAAGATTGGTTGAGTATCCGAGCGGAAAGGAACGGACTATTTATGAAAGGCGATTTGTTTCCGGGAGGTACGAATATAATGTTGATGGCCTTGAGGGGGGGGATATCGTCCATAAGGCCTGGATGAATTTGACAAGTCCGAAGCAGCTTTTTATTTCTCAAGCTGTTGATAATAGTAGTGAAGAATTAGGGCAGTTGAAGACTCCGTTTGAATGGATGTTGACTGAGACTCCTGTGGTCGATCAAAATACTATGATTCGATGGTCTAGAGGGTCAAGGGCAGTAATTAAGGCTTTTCCCGATCACGCTGAGAATATGTCTAAATTCTTGCGTGATATTGATATTCCAATCTCCAGGGTGCATGTTGAAGAAAGTGATGCGGAAGATGGAGATTTTAGTAGTAAAATTGACAAATATATGGCATCGGGTGAGTCGGGACTAAAAACTACACTCACGCACATTTCATCTCTTGGTGAGGCTGAGTTCGACTTCACTGAGGAGTCGGGAGGTACAAAAAACCTAATTGGTTTTTGGCTTCCTTGGCAAATGTTGAAAGCAGATGGGAGGACATTGTCTGTCGATGAATTCGACTCCAGTCTTCATCCGGTTATCGTACATGATCTCGTTCGTAGTCATCTCAATTCTGGTATTAATAGTCAGCTAATATTCACGACGCATAATACAAATTTAATGAATGCTAAAATCTTGCGGAGAGACCAGTTTTGGTTGACCGAGCGCGATGTAAACGCTGCGACTAGGTTGTACTCAATATATGACTTTGAGGGGCGAGAAGGAGAGGATATTGAGAGACGTTATTTTGCTGGTAGATATAAGGGCTTGCCGCTGCTGAAAGGACGTTAAGGATGAGAAGCATCAAGTCATTTAGTCGGGGAGTGGCGAAATATAAGCCTAGCCCCACTACTTTGATTGTTTGTGAAGATTCGAGGTCGGGGAAAACATATTTAGAAGATGCTGCTCATTTTTTTCGGGTGGATGCAAAGGTTTTAGTTGCTCATTGTGGTTATACGAACCCTAGTGGGATTGTTGATTTTGCAATAAGTAAGTTGAGTAAGTTTGATAGGGTTTATTGTGTAATTGATAGGGACGAGCATCCCTGTTTTAATAAGGCGCTCGTCACTGCGGCTCAGCATCCTAAAATTACTATGATAAAGTCTTATCCGTGCTTTGAGTTTTGGTTGCTCTTGCATTTTGGATATTCTCGGAAGCCATTTTCGCGAACCGGAAAGTTCTCTGCCGGTGATAATGTGGGGCGGGAGTTGCGCACGCATCAATTAATGGATCGGTATGATAAAGGAGCTAGTCAAGGAGTTTTTAATACTCTGCTTGGAAAGCCGTTTGAGGATGCGCAAAGATTTGCCCCTAGGGTCTTGTTAGACGCAGAGTCTAGCCAAGCTCCGAACCCAAGTACGGAATTACATTTGCTTATTGATGATTTGAAAAAGTTGGGTGGTCTACAGCCAGTTGACTAGCAGAATTTGAGATGCAGAGATTCAAAATTCCTTAAAAAGGAGGCTTGGTAATTCCCCTCAACGGATTGCCGTATGAGCACAAGTTTATTTATGCCCTTTGCTGAACCAGTGCAGTGCCGTTTTTCTGGTGAACTCTACCCGCGCTGGGTTTGGCTAATTTGACATTCTCCTCCTTGTAGCCAGGCGCTACCTGCCCCGCGTGGGGCCATTTCGCCTTTCTACCGCAGAGTTCGTGTTGAGGGAAAGCTTTAAGCAGCTCCTCTAGGTTCTCAATTTCGGAATTCACCTTGACATCGGTCGCAACTGTTTGTCAGCGTCGGAAACTCTTTATCGCAGATGCATCAGCAAGCCCCTAGGGCACCAAGACTGCATGCAGGGTTCTAAGCCGGTCTTCGATAATTCCCTAAAGTTCTGTAAATTCCTGACAAGATATTCGTCATAATTTGGCTTTGTTTTTATCCCATTGGATTGAAGCTGCTCGCCGCAGTGCAGTAACGTGTCTTCATTCGATCACTGCTTACTTTTCGGTCATTGTCATAACGCGCACGCCAGATTCTGCACTGTTCATGGAAATACTGCTTGGCAGCCTTGCGGCATTCGCGGAAGTCGATTGATCCGCGTCGGTGATTTGCGCAGACACTGGAGCCATCTATGTAATTGTTTACGGATAGCCACTCTGCCAGATAGTTTGTACCGCCATTCCAGCTTTTGATCCATTTAGAGGTTCGCTCGCGGCTTGCTCGATTGACTTGGCGTTGCTGGGTTTGCTGGGGCGCGGATACTATTCGATGGGTTGTTGGCGGTGTGTAGATGTTGGTCGGCTTTTGTGGCCTGTAATTGCTATCGTTATAAACAACTTGCTTAGGCTGGCTCTGTTGATAGTTGCGTGAATTAGCATTTTCCCAAAAAAGTTCTTCTGATGTCTTTTTCGGCTCACTTTTTGGAATGTTATAGTTAGAGGTCTGAGTAGGGTTTTCAGAATAAGATGGCTGGTCAGTCTGTGGTTTTGCTAGGAATTGGTTTTCTGTCATGTGTAAGGCTAACCCTGAAAGCCCTAGCCCTAGAGCAATTGCGAGCGACCATTTACCAAAGCTCTGGCTCCGCTTTCTTCTTAAGTACTCCGGTGCATCGTCCTTGTCAGCTTTCATTCTTGCCTTCTGTCCGTAGGGCGTACCATCGCAGTGCTACTTTTCTAGTGATCGCTATCCCGCGTTTTGATTGGGCAAGTTTCGATTGGCTTCGTCATAGGACGGACTAGTTTGCCCAATTTCAGGCATAACTTCTCCGGTCATGAGCCACCAGCGATACTGGGGATAGACTTTCCCCAACTGTTCTAGCTCTTCTGCGCCAATTCTCGCCCTGCCTCTCTTAATACTCTGCCAGCGGACGTAATCCTTGCTATTGACCTCTGCCAACTCTTTCAAGCTGGTCTGATCAAGCAATTGAAGCGCTCTATTGGCCATGCTTTCAGCCATTGATAAATACCATTATGGACTATTGTCATAATTTCTGGTTTATGGATAATGTCCATATGGACTTAATCCATGAATGAGTTTTGTTAATGCCACGAATAGTGACGGAATGAGCATGGAACTGGAAGAGCTTAACCCCGGCGCCCTGATAGGGCCGCAACAGGATGTGGAGTCTATCGAACGGTGGGCGGAGCGCAACGGCATTAGCTATGGCACCGCCCGCGCCTGGGTTTACCGGGGTGTGCTGCCGTCCGTGAAGCTTGGAAAGCTGCGCATGGTGAATAGCGCGCTGCTGCGCAACTGGCTGTTGGAGCAGGAGTGGACAGCATGAAAGGAGGCGTTTTGATGGACACCTTCCAATTCTGCTTCGCGGGCATCGTCGGCAGCGTCTCCGGCAGGGTCGTGACCTGGGGCGGCCTGACTGTCGATATCGACCAGGTCGAGAACGCTTGGCTTCGTCGGGTGATTGAAGACTATCGCTCTGGCCGTAAGGGGTAGAAATGAACCATGGCCGCCAATCCCTACTACCTACGCCAAACCCACGCCCCGGACTGCGCCTGCTCTGTGTGCTGGTCCGCAAGGCAGGCCATCCCATTGCACAGCCCGTCGCCGTGTCCGGACTGCCGGCCCCCTGGGCTGCCCTATCTGGAAGATGGCCGCTGGCTCTGCCGTCCCCGTTCCTTCTGCGCGAAACACGACCCGTCCCGGCGTCCGCCGAAGTACTGGCACGTTGTGTACGACAGCGGGAAGCCCACGCCCTTCGTGCCCGTACGCGAAGCATTCCAATTGGAAGGCTGACCCATGCTCGCTAAGACCCTGAAAGCGATGCTCCTGCTCTGCCTGATCCAGGCCGCCCGCACCGTGGCCGATCCGGTCAAGGGCCGCGCTCCCGGCTCGTCGGAACAGCTTTACCGTTCCGGCGAACGGAAGCACGGGCGGAGCGCACCCTTGAACGCCTCCCCCCTGAAACAGCCTCCGCTGGGGAGTGTGGGGCAGCTTCTCCGCCCCGCGCTCCCGAGCCCTCGGCGGCAAGAGCGGGATGACAAGGGCAGAGCCCTTGGTGTTGCTCTGCGGGTTCCAAGGGGAAGCGTTCCCCTTGGCCGTCGGCGACGACGTTGCGATAGGGATCGTTACCCGAATGGGCTGAGACGAACACCCGTGGTTGGCTTGGTTCGCTAGCGAATAGAGCCCGGCCCGAAGGGATCGCCCGACAAAACACTTTCACCCAACACCGCTGAATGAAGGCGAAACAGCCGAATTTGCAGCAGCGGGACAACTCACGCCGAAAAAGGCGAATTGAAGGAGAAACACCGATGAACATGTTTGCAACCCAAGGCGGCGTCGTCGAACTGTGGGTCACCAAGACCGACACCTATACCTCGACCAAGACCGGGGAAATCTACGCCTCGGTCCAGTCCATCGCCCCGATCCCGGAAGGCGCCCGTGGCAACGCCAAGGGCTTCGAGATCAGCGAATACAACATCGAGCCGACCCTGCTGGACACCATCGTCTTCGAAGGCCAGCCGGTGCTCTGCAAGTTCGCCAGCGTGGTCCGCCCGACCCAAGACCGTTTCGGCCGGATCACCAATACCCAGGTGCTTGTGGATCTGCTGGCCGTGGGCGGCAAGCCGATGGCGCCGACCGCCCAAGCCCCGGCCCGCCCGCAAGCACAGGCCCAAGCCCCGCGCCCGGCCCAGCAGCCGCAGGGCCAGGACAAACAAGACAAGTCCCCGGACGCCAAGGCGTAAGCCGTAGGAGGCCGCGATGCTCCGCTATCTCTCGCTGTTCGCGGTAGGTCTGGCCACCGGCTACGCCTGGGGCTGGATCGACGGCCTAGCGGCCTCCCTGGCTGTTTGAGGACTGCACGAATGGAAGGTTCTGTATCGGTTCAAGTGTGCAAGACCTGGGTCCAGAACGCGGACGGCACGGTCGGCTGTACGCACCTTGAGTGGATACAGACCTACCTGCTGCCGCCTGAGGCAGAGGGCTATTTGACTCTGCTGATGGGTGGTTTCGACCCGTCGGCCTTCCGCCTCGGCTTCGCCGGGACCATCGGGCTGTTCGCCGTTGGTTTGGGGGCTGGCTTGATCATTTCTGCCATGCGCAAAGCGCGCAATTAATGAGGTTCCAATCATGGAAAAAATGAAAACCCTGTTCCGCAACGCTTCCATCGCCACCGCCGGCCTGGCCGTGGCCAACGTCTCCTTCGCCGAATCGCTGCTCGACGAAACCACCAAGGGGGCTCTGGCGCAAGCCAGCACTGATGGCGGGTCCGTGGCCAAGCTGGTGATCGCCGCCGTGGCGGTGCTGGTCGGCCTCGCCCTGGTCATCGGCGCGATGCGCAAGGCCTGACGTGATCTGGTCCCTGATGCTGGGCGCATTCATGGCGTCCGCGCTGCTGACGGGATTGAAAATCGGCCAGTATCAGTGACAGGAGGAGGGGCCGAAAGGCCCCTTTTTTATGCCTCGGTTCATATTGTTGATTATTACGTTGTTATTTGGTTCGGCGGCTCATGCCGAATATTATTACTGGTACATGGGTTATTTTGATAAGAAAGTTTCATCCCCTACGGCTGGCTGTGATCTTTATTTCAGCAGTTTTTCCAAGGACCCTGGTCGGGTTTTTGTTATGGAACCTTCGTCAAATCCAAGTGAGGCGGGCAAGGTTTTCTATTGTGTGGTTCGTTCTGGTGATTGGATTCTTTTTAATACGAATGTTTATTTGAAAGGTGATAGGTGTCCTGAGGGAACTGAGCTTGATCTCAGTACCGGCGAATGCCGGGAGAATAAGTGCAAGATTCTGGCTGGCTCGCTCTATGAAAAAGGCGGCCACCAAGCACCGATTTCCCGCTTCATCAATTACCTCGGTTGTGAGATCGCCGTCAGTTCGATTGATGGTTGTATCGGCCCCGCTGAGGGCGAAGCGGGTGGAACCTTCTGCCGGGTCATCGGCTCGTTCACCGGTAACTGGTTCACCTCCAAGGGCTCCTGTGCTTTCGGCTGCGACGTGGGCCCGGGTGACGGTCCGCCTCCGGGTGGGGACGGCGGCACCGGGGGCGACGGTGGCAGCAACCCGCCCGGCGGCGACGGTGGAAGCGATGGCGGCACCAAGCCCGGTAACGGCGGTGGCGATGACGGCTCCAGTGGTGGCGGCGGTGGGGGCGGTGGCGGTAACAACCCCTGTCAGGGCCATGTTGGCAGTGACTGCGGCACCACGCCCGGCGGTGACGGCAGTAGCGGCGGCGATGGCGACGGGACCGGTGGCGATGGCGGCGACGGCTCCGGCGGGGGAGGCCTGAAAGAGCCGAAGCAAGGCTCCTTCGACAAGACCATCAAGGAATACGACGACGCCATCGCCAAGGCGCAAAAGGACTTCCAGGAACTGCAAGGCAAGTTCGAAAGCGTCCTCGCTTCCAAGTTCGATATTCACCTGGGCACCGGCGGCGGCTCCCTGCCGTGTTGGGACTTTACCGCCCTCGGCCAGCGCTACGACGTCTGCCTCACCCAGTACGCCCAAGAACTCTCCGTCATCCGCTACGTGGTGCTGTTCATCGCCGCGATCCTGGCCGGATGGATCGTTTTCTATCGCTCCTGAGGAAACGCCATGGACATTCCCTTTCTCTCCGACATTCTCGCCTGGATGCAATCCCTCTGGGACTTCCTCTACAGCGGCGTCTATGACTTCGTCACCGACGCCTTTGTCCTGCTGACCAAGATGGCCATCAAGGGCTGGTTCGAGATGCAATTGTTCGTCGCGGAAATCGGCTACAAGGCGTTCCGCGAAGTCGTCGGCGGCATCGGTATCGGCTCGACCATCACGTCCTATTACTCGTCCCTGGACGGCGACCTGCGCTCGCTGCTGGCGTTCTTCGGCCTGCCGGACGCGGTGAACATGATCTTCGCCGCCATCGGCACGCGCTTCTCCATGTCCTTCATCCCCTTCATAGGTAAGTGACATGGCGATCAAGATTCATCACGGCCCGAACGGCTCCTACAAGACCTCCGGCGCGATCCAAGATGACCTGATCCCCGCGATCAAGAAGGGCCGCGTCATCATCACCAACGTGCGCGGCCTGACCCGCGAACGGATCTTCCAAGTGATGCCGGAGACGCCCTCCAGCTGCGACGTCATCAACCTCGACCTCGAGGACCTGGATGACATGGAAAAGATGCGCACCTGGTTCATGTGGGCGCCGCGTGGCGCGTTCATCATCTTCGACGAAACCCAACTGATCTTTCTGAAGTCCTGGCGCGAAGCCGACCTCAAGCGCTTCGACTTCCCGGACGGCCCGGAAGCAGCCAAGGCAGCCGGGCGGCCCATGGGCTGGCTGGATGCCTGGACCCGGCACCGGCATTTCAACTGGGACATCATCCTCACCACGCCGAACATCGCCTATATCCGCGACGACATCCGCATGACGGCGGAAAAGGCCTATCTGCACTCCAACCTCGCCGTCATCGGCATTCGGGGCCGCTACAAGGAAAGCCAGCACTCGGCGCAGGACAACAAACCGCCGGCCCGCGACGTGATCGTCGAGATCAAGAAAATCCGCCAGGAGACCTTCGCCCTCTATGAATCGACAGCCACCGGCTCCGTCACCGACACCATCGCCGGCAAGAGCCTTTTTAGACAACCTAAGATTCTTCTATTCATGGCAATTCCGGCCCTTGCTATTGGGTCTGTGGTTTATGACGGCGGACCTCGTCTGCTCATGGGCGACCCTGTATCGCCGCCTGCTGCTGGAACTGCTGCGCCTGCTCAAGCCGGTCCTGCTGTGGGTGCTGCGCGTGCTACTGGTGCGGCTGGTCCTGATGCTGCTGATGATGTACCTGGGCACCCAGGCGTTCCGGGCGCTGCTCCTGTAGGGCATCCCTTCGCCGGCCGCGACTTCATCGTCAAGGCAACTCTGCTGTCCGCCTCCGGGCGCCGCACCTATCTGTTCGCCGTCCGGGGCCAGGACGGCAGCGAATTCACTCTCACCGATCGCGACCTGACCGACACCGGCTATGCCGTGGTGCCGCGGGGCAACTGCGCCGCGGAACTGAGCTTCAAGGGCGGTTGGTCCGGCTATGCCGCCTGCGCCGGGCGTAGCGCCTTGGGCAATGCGCCGCCGGTTCAGACCGCCGCGCCGAACGTGCCGCCCGCCGCCGCGAACAGCGCCGCCGTGCGGGTGACGGTGGTTCCTGACACCAGCCGCTTGCCGCGCTCGATCAACTGAGGGGGAGCCGATGAACTGGACAAGCTATTTCGCCGCCCTGGGGCTGGCGTTCCTGGCCTATCTGGCGGGCTTTTTCTTCGCGGTGGCGGTGACGCCGACGGGGCCGGTATGGCCGCTGTAGCCGGCCTGGCCGGGGCGCGTGCGAACGGCTCGTCTCGGAGTGAGCAAGCGCCACGGCGGGGCCGGCTGACGCCCCTGTAACACGTCAGATAAGCCACCTATTGCGGTTTCAATTCGTACCAATTTGGATCGTTAAAGATGAAGAAAATCAGCCATCAAATTCGCGTCAGTATCGAGTCGGACGGTCAGGTTTTGGAAAGCCCGAAAGGGCGGTTGTTCTTCGACGACACCACGGCTCAATTCACCGACCTGTCAGGCGTGCGCATTCTGCGGTGCGGCGTGGATACGGTGCGGCAGTTGTACAACGGCAAACTCCGGCCGGAAGTCATGGCGCTGTTTGACCTCTCGGTGGATGTGGTCGAGTTCGCCGGCTACGAGTGGTCCAAGGGCCGCATCGGTCGCGACTCCGGCTATCAGTACCGCCTGCAGAACGCCGAAATGGGCCTGATCCTGCTGATCAAGAATCACAACATCAAGGTCGATACCCTCGGCTCGCACCTCAAGATCGAAGTGTCGCCCCATGCCCTCGACGGTGCCGACCCGCATATCCTCCAGGGCGTGCTGGATGACTTGGCCGCTGCCGTGCTGAGCCACTGCGAAACCAACCAAGCCGCAGTGCATATCGCGCTGGATGTGCAGGGCTGGAAACCGCCTCGTGATCTGGTGGACCGCATGCATTGCCGCTCGCGTCGGGTACGGCAAATCAGCGGGATCGAGCGGATCGAGTTCGACGGTAACGCCTCGGTCTACGGGCGTGGCGAGACGTACATGTTCGGCTCGGCCAACGGCCTGCAACTGTCGATCTATAACAAGACCCTCCAGGCTCGGGCCACCGACAAGCTCGACTATTGGGAAAGCGTGTGGGCGACCCTGAACGGGGATCCGTTCGGCGATGGCGACCCGGCCTATAACCCCCTGGAAACGGTGTGGCGGCTCGAGTTCCGTTTCCACCACTCCATCGTCCAGCAGTTCTCCGAAGGCTCGCGCATGGCTTCGGGAGAGGTCATCGGCTGCCGCACCTATGAGGGGCTTTGCCCGCACCTGCAAGGACTGTGGAACTACGCCTGCGAAAGCTTCAAGCTGCTGAGCCGGACGGCGGTCTACGATCCGTTCTGGAGCCTGATCAGCCAGGACGCCCGCGTCCAGGTCGAGTGCGATCCGCTGATCGAGCGCGCTGAGTACCGGCGCTATTACAAGACCGCCAAGGGCTTTAGCGGGCGCAACTGCGAGATGTTTCTCGGCCAGTTCGTGAGCCTGATCGCGCGGGAGCGTGTCCCGGCAAAAAAGGCTATTGAGTCTGCCCGTAAACTGGAGTTCTGGCACGTTATCGAAGACCACTATCTCGCCAAGGGTTGGACTCGTCGCGATCTGGAAAGGCATATACACAAGCTGATGTGTGATCGGTATCTACGGCGGGGGTATGCCGTCTAATGTCGATCACCAAGCTCCCCGATGGCCGTTGGTTCGTCGATGTAGAACCGATCAAGGGCAAGCGCTTTCGCAAGCGGTTCAAGACCAAGATGGAGGCGCAGCAATTCGAGGCCACTGCGCGTCAGAAGTGTGCTGAAAACCCCAGCTGGACGCTCAAGCCGAAGGACCGTCGGCGTCTCTCCGAGTTGGTCGAACTCTGGTATGAGCTGCATGGCCAGACCCTGAGCAACGGGCATCGTTGCGTGGCGATTCTGCGGTTGGTGGCAAAGGACTTGGGCGACCCGGTCGCTGTCTCCCTGGAGCCTGCGAAAGTGGCTCGGTTGCGTAGCCGACAGATAGCCAATGGCATGTCGGGCAAGACCGCGAACAACCGTCTTGGCTACCTCAAGTCCATGTACAACGAATTGCGCCAACTCGGCGTCATTGACTATGAGAATCCGGTAGGGCGCATGCGACCGCTCAAGCTTCAGGAAAGACCGCTGTCGTACCTGACCAAGCATCAGGTGTCCGAACTGCTTACGGCCCTGGATGCGCGCACCACGTCGCCACATCCGAAGATGGTCGCTCGTATCTGCCTAGCGACAGGGGCTCGATGGGGTGAGGCTCAGGCGCTGACGCCGGAACGTCTGAAAGGTAATACGGTGATCTTCGCCAACACCAAGTCCAAGCGTGTGCGCTCGGTGCCGATCTCGGAACAACTGGCCGCCGACATTCGCCGGCATTGGCAGACCCACGGGCCGTTCACGAACTGCCTTGGCGTGTTCCGCCTAGTGCTGCTGTCTACCTCGATCAAGCTGCCGAAGGGGCAGGCCAGCCACGTACTGCGCCACACGTTCGCTAGTCACTTCATCATGAACGGCGGGCACATCGTGACCCTACAGCACATCCTGGGGCACGCCTCATTGTCGATGACGATGCGCTATGCGCATCTATCGCAGGATCATTTATCGGAAGCGGTGCGGCTTAACCCCCTTCTCGCATTCTTCTAAGGTTTTCTTGATTTAGGCGGAGACATTCATCTTCAGCATCGGGTTGATTATCGAACGGCTCTCCAACTTCATCTTTGGTAGCGATTTCTCTAATAACCCACTGCCGCTTAGGCGGCGGCTGTATTTCATTTTGTCCAGGTACGATGGATTGCGCTTGGCTAACGGGTTTCATAGACACGTGGTATCGATCACTCACCATGATCCATCCTTTTGGGGAGACTGATGCAGCAGAGTTTATCAGGTGCATTTCGACATTTTTTCGACACGTTTCCGATCCCTAAAAAGCAAAACCCCCGAAAACGCAATGTTTTCAGGGGTTTAGCTATGGAATCTGGAGCGGGCGAAGGGAATCGAACCCT